TTGTTTGGTGTCAGTTGTTTCTTCAGCGCCGCTCTCAACGCATCAATTTCGCCAACGACCTCATTGCGCGTGTTTTCTAGCGCATTCATTGCGCCACCGCCGCGATCAACATCTTTTAAATTGTATCCATTGCTCTGAGCAATGCGTTGCAAACGTCGCGCAACGGATCCAGCCGCCGCGTTGCCCTCTAATGCCTCTGGATCAATATCGCCGTTCTTTTTAAACAGACTTCCAGAGCGAACGACTGCTTCCCCTGGCGTTGTTGCAAGTTCTGCAACCGCTTCTAACGCTATATCTTTGCCAGATGTAATCTCACCCTCAATTGCAACCTGTGAGGCCGCCTCACCCGCACCACCCGTGCCCGCCTGTGCCATGGTTTGGCGCAAAAACCCGCCACCGGCTCTCATGCCAAGAGCCTCAAATGCCGAAGTGATCGCCGCCTTTGTCAAACCATTTGCATGCGCCTGGTCCATTAACTCAGGATTTTTTAGCGCATCTGCAATGGCTTTGGGGTCCGTTAAATCGACCCCATTTTCTGCTAAAAACGCACCAACCTCACCGCCATATTCTCTTGGCGCAGAGGCCATTATCATGACCCCCGCACCCGCGACAGGATTGCCCGTCAAAACAGACGTCGCCGCACCTGCGGCCACAGACGGAATACTTTCGGCCGCCACCTCGCCAATAAAAGCCAAACTCTCAAGGGGGTTTTTAAACGACTTGGCTGCCCAGTCAACAACACCGTCCGCGTCCGCAAAGATTTTCAACCCCTCTTGAGCTGCTGGCGAGTAAGGCAGATCATCGATTTTCTTGAGGCGCGCGCGGATCCGCTCGGCTGTTTTGGCAATTGCGGCCTCATCCTCAGCCAGTTCCCCGCTTTCGCGATAATCTTCTTTCTTGCGCTCTGCCATCATAATAAGCTCAGTCACGCGATCACGCCATTTTGCTCCATAGCCGCGCTCGTTCGCGTAATAATTAAGAATTTGCTCTTGGTTCATGCCTTGCGTTTCTGGCGCAAGAGGCGTCATAACATCTTGTTTCAATCCAAGATTAAGCGCCCGACGAAACGTCTCATCTTCAGATGCCGTAAAGTTTTGCACGCGATTTGCTTGCAACTTACCAATAAACTGATTGCCGCCCGCAATGATGCTGTGATAGCCCCGCTGCGCCGCACGACCTACACCTGTTCCTTCAGGGTTGTTTTGCAAAGCAATCCCACGACGCGCCAATTCTTTAGCAGCCTCAATATTCCCAGCATCTACCGCGCGCTGCGCGGCAGCACGGTAATCATTGACAGTGTATTCGTTCATTAGATTACCTCAGTGAAAGGTCTCATCGCCGTATACGCTCGCATCCAGCATATCGAGGCGCTGATGCAGGCTGATTAAAAGCATGCGGTTCATACGCACTTCATTGATCAAATCATCCGCCGGGGTTGAGGAAGGCATTAAGTTGGTCTTCTGAAACACTGGTTGAGGGGGGTGCAGAAGGTTGCGTACTTTGGTTAGGAATCCCATTTGCTGCAAATACCTTTTCTATCACGACCATACGATCTTGGAGATATTGAATCCAAACATCTTCATCTTCTGTAATGTCTGGGAGAGGGCTTTCGAACAAAGCCATTTCGCGGTCTGAAATCGCACCCTTCGTTTCGGCTGTTCGTAAGAGCGTATCATCAACCTTAAAGCCTTGCAGGAGCTTTCTAGCATAAGCACGCTTTGTGCCTTCGTCACCAGCAAGCCCTGATCTATCAAGGTAGGCCTGAGCACGACCCGCGAGCGGACCGGTCATATTATCATCTCCAAGCAGGGCGATAAGTTCTTGCATCTGTGCATAAGAGCTTTGCAGGTTCGCGAGCTTTTCTGGGTTCATCGGTTTGTCCCCACTGCTCATCTTGGTCTTGATGCCTCTGCGCTCTCTATCCTCAATCATTTGAGCTTGCGACCGGTTGTAATCCCGCATTTGGCCATAGGCATCAATGCCAGCGGTTAAGCTGTGTAACCCGCCCTGGGAGGCACCTGCCATCATCGCACCCCCCATACGCATCAAGGCTTCTTGCTGCGAAATATAAGGGCTTACAGATTGGCGAGCATTGTTTGTCAGAACACCTGCATTTTGGGACTGATTTTGCTGTGATAACACACCTGGAAAGAATGCATTTTGAAAAAACGTATTCATCTTATCCTCCAAAACCAAATGACGGCATCGATCCACCTAAGTTAAATGGCATCTGCCCACCAAAGAGGCTAAAGCCACTCAAGGCACCACCCAGAGCAGCCGCACCAGGATTGACCATATTTGCTTGAACATTGCCCATAGATGTGGGCGCGCGCCCAAGAATGCCTGACATGTAATTTTGGTACTGCTGCAATTCGAAATCGCGCTGTGCGTTGTATCGAGACTGTGCGTCATTCAAGGCTTGTTGGCCTAGACGCTGTTGTGCCGCTCCAGCTCTATTGCCCATACCAAAGCCGCCCTGAAGCGTGCTCATGCCAGTGTTATAGGCATTTGCGATTTGATTGTTAAAACCACCAGCTGATGCAAGGGCTGCGTTTTGAGCCGCAATGTTTCCGGCAGCGGCATTGGCAGCGTTTGCGGCACTGTTAAAGGCGCCTCCCTGATTGCCATACATGTTTGACATTGTGTTGATGCGGTTGCCCAGGATCCCCGCGGCCTGTCCAGTTTGACCCGCAGCTGCTTGTAATCCAGCTGCTTGGCTTGCCAGAGCGTTTTGCGCGTTTGCAGTTTGATTTGCTGCTTGACCCGTGAGTGCCGCTTGTTGACCGGTTGCTTGATTTGCAGCCTGTATTTGGCCTGTTTGCTGCCCATAGAGACCAGCGGATGTGTTGATCGCATTTAGCGCGTTGTTGAGCTGATTGCCCTCTTGTCCTGCAAGGTTTGCCGCTGAGCCTAGCGCGCCAATTTGTTGTCCTCGCGCTGCATTTGCTGCACCGACCAGGTTCGCTTGATTATTGATTGCACCTTGCGCGTTGTTTGCCATGTTGGCCACCTGCCCAAGGTTTTGACCCTGCGCATTTATGCCCGCCAATGCCGCGCCTTGCTCTGCCTGTCTCGCACCCAAGAGAGATCCTAGCGCACCTGCTCGCTGGCCAAATTGCGTATTAAATTGATTAAGTGCTTGATTGCGTAACTGATCTTGCACGCGCGCCGTAACATCTGCGCGACGATCTAAGAAAGCATTGTTCATCAGCGCGTCCGCAACAGCAGCGCGCGAACTGTTTATATTGCCCGATCCAGATGCAGCTTGGTTTCCAGCAGCACGTCTCAATCCAAGCGATTGGCGCTCATCGCGAAGAATTGCATCAACCAATGGCGACGCTGCAGATTGTGCATATGTACTTGCTTGCCCAAGACGATCCGTACCAGCCATATTTGCAAGGTTTTGGAACTGATTGCCGACCGCGCCGATATTTGCAGCCCCTGCAGCACCAACGTTACCAGATTGCGACGCAAGATTGCCAAATTGATTTCCAAGCCCAGAAAAAGCCCCCTCATATACGCCCGCACGATTGCTGAGCTTGGCCAATTGGTCTGCGCTTTGTCCAAAACCGCTTGATAAGTTTGCGACCTGAGCGCCATAATTTCCAATGCGTCCGCCAAGACCTGCAAATCCAAGTCCAATGCCTTGCGAGGCGCGCGCGAGATTGCCCATGCGACCTGCGTTATTTAAAATTGCGCCCCGAGATGCACCGACTTGGTTGGCATTATTTGCAATGTTGTTTGCATAAGCGGTGTATTGGTTTTCATATCCGCCCTGACGATTGGCAATGTTTGCAAGCTGCGCGGCATTTTGATCAAATTGACCTTGATAACCGCCAAATCCAATATTTGCAGCGTTCGCGAGCGCACCATAGTTTTGAGCAAGTGCGTTTTGATTATTGATGTTCCTATCAAAAGCGCCTTGGTACCCGCCAATCCGACCTGCGTTGTTGAAAGCCTGGTTATAAAGCATGTTTGCATTTGTGCCAAAACCAGCATTGTTCGCGAGGAGCTGTGAACCCATGTTTGCAAGATTGCCGCCCGTGCTCAGCTGGTTGTTTAGCAATGCGCTATATTCTGGCGAGGGACCTGCATAGGTCTGCCCTTGATACACGCCCTGATCAAGGACATTATTCAGAGCCTCTTGCGACCCCTCTAGTGTTGCATCAACATAAGGCTCATATTGACGAAATCCCGCCATTTGGGCGTCAATTGCTTTTTGTTGAGCGGCACGATCTTGTTTTGCACGCTGGTTGGCCATGACGCCACCAACGATTGCACCAATTACAGGCCAAACCATATTAAAATCCTTAAATCTTATTCGAGAGCGAGCTTTTCCCAACCCGTCTCGGTATATACGTGCAAACCCGTAGCAGTGACGACGTTTGGAGGGGTGCCGATGACAACATCCTTAAAATACCGCACCGTCCCAATGCGTGCGTTTTGCGGCACAGTTTCAACAACCTGCAGAGACGCTTCTGATAAGCCTGTGAGGGTCGTTTCTAGTGTTCTCAATTCTTCAAGAATGTAGCGCTTTAAATCGCTTTCTAGCCGTGGCGGAACGCGCCGAACATAGCGCCCAAGAACAAGATAAAGTGTATCTCTTATCGTCATTATCTTCGCCCTGTCGCAACAATGTCCAAATCCATCCCTGAAAATTTAAAGTCCTTAAGATCTTCCGTTGTCATCTTGTAGCTAAAGAACCGCCCTGAAATGCGCGTATCCACTTTGTACTGCGACATCGGATTAAACATCTGTGGCGCGTTAAATACTGGCGTCTCTGCAAGAAGATTTGCAGCCCCAAACGAAAACAAGAAGGTTTGATCCTGAGACTTTGAGCTAATTTGTGGCGTGATACGCCTCACGACTTTGTAGGTTGCCAATGGCAAGCTTGTCACATCGTCAAGATCAATTCCGACCCGCTCTAAGCAACATTCTTTGATAAGTTCTGTTACTTGCGGCAGCGCAAGCAGCGATGCATCCAAGCGATCATACCCCAACAGACGGCTTTTTGTAATCTCGATGTCAGCTTCTTTTTCTGAGATAAAAACTGGATATTCCTGAAACTTAGAGTCAAGCGCTGCATAGGTTGCACCAGTTGTATCGTACTGCAGATTGGACTCATTAAATTGACTAACAGTGCCCAAATTCGCAATACAGGATCCGCGCACATTTGGAAGATCCACAAAGGACCAAGTGTTGGCTTTGTAGTTATAAACTGCTGCACGATTGCACCCGTTTGAGCCCGTGTTTGTACGCGCTGGAAGATCTTTAAAGCCTGTATATTCATCCGTTGATGCGTAGCAAAAATAAATCTCTTCTAAAGCCTCGATATGCGTTACAAAGCACTTTGGAGTTTTAGCAAGATTGATATTTGTGAAGATGAAATCCCGAACACGTCCGTCGCAAATCGACTCGCGCGTAATCCCATCATGCACATAGATATCATTGCGGTCAAAAACGTAGTGTCTCCCTTTGGCTTCAACCACACAATTTTGGTTTATCACTCCGCAATCATCAAAAAGCTTGCGAAAATTGAAGACAAAGGATCCGCCCACAAATTCCATCTGCCACACTTAATCAGAGGAATAGATGATGAAATTTGTCCCAAGTGTTGCCCCATCAACAATCGGTGTTTTTAAAGGAGCGATGTCGTTAAATCCCGCAGAGGCATCTAGGTCCGTTGCGTCCCAAGTGCTTGGTTCTGAATTTGCGGCTGTAATGTCAGACCACCTGACGCGTTCGCTGTAATTGACGCTATCCTCTTGCGTATTCAGCGCAATTAAGAAATCACCGTAAGCACGCAAACTCTTGCATTTTATCGTATTTGGGAAATTTGTCATTTCCGCAAAAGCTCCATCCGATGTTCTCTTTACAGGCGCTTGATCAAAACGATTAAAATAATCGACATTCGCCAAGGTTGTTGAGGTAATAACCTCATTCGAGGTTGATCCAGTGCTCGTGAATGAATTAGTTGCGTCAAAGCTACGGTTTTCGAAGGTCTCCATTTCAAAGTCATCATAAATGACCACAATCTTATCGATTTCTGTTGCGGATGTGCGCACGGTATGCACATGGACTGGGTTTTTAGTGCTCCCATTTCCCCATTCATAGGCGAGACGCGGAATAGGCGCACGCTCAATATTATCGTCAGAAAACCGCACGTTTATGCCTGTGGTGAAGGCACCTATTGGTAGGTTAAAGGCATCAATATCAGTGATAACCCCGGTCGCACCAAGGTTTCTGATCGGCAGCACTGGCATGACGCACCTATGGTTTTTGTGGCCAAGTTACTTCAGGAAACCCTTCTTGCTCAGGGATATCGCGAAGAGCTTGTCTGTATTCTATTTGCGCCTGTGTCATGGTGCGATCTGAAACAGCCCACCAGTCTGTTTGAATCAGCAAATCATTTCTGAGCTCACGCACGCGCGCCTGATCATGGGTTAATTTTTCTGCCTCATCGACTACAATAGAACCACCCAAAACCTTATGACAAAACGGCAGCTCAATCTCGTCGTGCTCTATCCAATCAAGTCCCGTTACAATCGCGTCATCTCGCGTCACTTCATTGTTCGTAAATTGCTCAATTTTCCCGCTGTCCACTCTGTAAATGTAAAACATCTAATACCCCCTATCCGCACGAGCCTGCTCAACGACATCAATCGTCACCCAGGCGTGTGTTGCATTGTGTTGTTTCAAAACTTCTAAGCGGTGATGCCCATCAATCAATTTGTAAGATGTACCTTTCTTAATCACTGTCAGTGGCGGTAAGTCATCAATGCTCTCAATTGAGTTGCTAAGTTCATTTACCCAAGCCATGTCTGTGTTATTCGTGGGCAGCGTGATAATCTTGTGGATCGGACAATAGCGTTTCACTTTAAAAAAGCCTTCCAAGCATAACTTGTACCGCCTCGCGAACTGGCATGGCTTCCTTTAACTTGTAGTGATGTTATGGCGCTTGATCCGTTATAGTGACCGAGGGTCCCCGCCAATGAGACTGCTTTTCCAGACACCAAATCTATGGCCACCTGCTCGGTACGACTAGAGTTCTGGCCCGCGCTGAATTGAAATCGCCGGGAGCCATTTATAAATATTTCAGCTCCAACTCCGCTGTTTCGCTCACCGCGCGTCATTGTGAACTCAAGGATTAAACTACGTCGGCCCGAGATATCGATCGTCTGGGTGGTTGTTCCAGGACTGCCGCCAGCAAAACTGCCCGTAGATATTGCATCAACATCAATGACACCGCTGAGTTTTACATCCCCAGAGCCAGTAATGTTTTGCCCATTAAACGTTCTTAAATTCGCAATGTTCTGTAGGTTACGACTGTTGTTAATAACTGTGGTACCATTAATTTGAAGTGCCATCTTCGTGCCCCTCCACTATGTGCATTTTCAATGCGTCGATTTGCTTTTGTTGCTCCTTTATGGCCTCGATGAGTAAACCCACCATGTTGCCATAGGCGACACTCTTGAATCCATCTAGGCCATCTTCGACAACCTCAGGCAAAACCTCTTCAACCTCTTGCGCAATCACGCC